TGTTTATTCAGTGTCGAAATTAACACTAAGAAACTACCCTTAGGTAGCTTCGTGGTGCTTACTCCTCTCTATTTTTTAGCCATTGTTTTTGCTTGTCTGCAATCATCAGGCAAGCTCCATTCATGCTAATTGTCATGCCAATAACTAGGCATATTCCAATAAACAAATCCATCATGGTTACCACTCCTGTGTTATTATTTTGTTGGCAGAGCCGGAGGTCATCCGTGACCGTTTCAAATAACTCTCCTCAGGTTGTCCGGCTCTGCTTCTTATTTACCAACTGAATTCCAGCCTCGAATGTATCCAAGACGGGATGGGTGGTCTTCGTGATACCCATGCCTGTCTAAAAACTGCTGGAGCTTTGCACTGATATTGATGGGTGAGAATCCTATTTTGACAACCTTAGCGGCTGACGTTGTAGGCTCGTATCCCAAGATACCTTCCACAAAACCCTGCACCATTTCATTGAGCTCAGATCGTGTCACTAACGCCTTGGTTTCTTTGCCTTTTAGTAAATTGGCAATCACGTTGCGCTCTGCATCGGACAGGTCGATTGAAATATTAGTTTTCATCGAAACATCTCCCGTATCTGATGCATTGCAGTTCGGTACTTGTCGCGGACTAGGCATCCATCTTTAACCGTGTAAAAAGCATGTATTTTGTTGAGGCGCACATCTCTGTGACATTTGTACACTACGTGCTTACTTCCCTCGATTCTCTGATCTTTATTTCTGTAATCTGATAATCTTTTCAGGTTCTTGTAAGTCTTAGGAGCGCGATGCTCCTCATAGTTAGCTAAGTAATACATAATTGACCTCCTCAGGTCGTAGTTTTCCAAGAGCCAAGGAGACGCGGAACACTAATTAATACACGCCGATGCTGACCCCACTGTAAGTGGGCGCATCTATTAATAGGGCGTCAGTGTTTCATCGCGTCTCAGGCTTTCGGCTGGTTACTACCCAGCTCTCATTCAGTTGGAATTAAGCCGCCTCAAGCATTCCCATTGGCACTTGATACTTGCCATTTGGCATCTGCACTAGGCATCGAGTGCTGTTGATTTTTTCAATCACGCCTAAGGTGCGCTTGGTCTTCTGGACAACATACACTTCTTGTCCGATGTACAGGGTCGCTTTTGCTTTCCCTGCAACCATTGACTGGATAGAATCAATTAAGCCTTTAAGCTCTTGTGTGCTTAGGTTGTGGCTGTTAATTTCTCTTGCTATTTCTGCTACAGTTTTCATAAGTCCCTCCTCAGGGATTAGTTGGTTATCTAGGACACCCCGCAGGGTGTTTCGGCTGGTGACCAACCAGCTCTCATTCAGCTAGAAATTTTGCGGCGGGAGAAAATAAATCCCTCACCCCTATGCCGCCTCCTCTAAGGGAAGGGCAACCTGTATTGCATCCATCCAATCGACAACCTTCTGCGCTTCGCTAGCCGCCTTGAAAATGTAGTCATTGTCTCCACTCAAAGCTTTCAGCCAAGAGTTAAGGTACTGCGCGTGATCAGCTCTTGGAGAGCTTGAAACATCCAAGTGATTGCACAGAAAAGCCGCTGACAATTCAGCAACTAATTCCTCGAACGCATATCCCTTTTTGTTCTTCAGCTCAAGCCGATCAAGCCGTGACTTGTGACCTGTACAATGTGCCGATTCATGCAAAAGCGTTGAGTAGTAGCACTCAGTCGCAGTTGATGTTGCGGTAGCGATGAACTGGTCACGTAGCGGCATATGAATAAAGTCATTAGCCGGTTGGTAATAAGCACCGCCGTCACTGCTATGGCGTATGTCAAAACCAAGGTTGTTGATGTACTTATCAACTGCTTCCAGTCGCTCAGTAAGATCAACTCTCTCACCTAGTTCAGGCTCACACCATGGCTCCCCTGTCTCGGCATGTAGCACTTGACTGGCAGGGAATACCGAAGCGCCCCTAAAGCCAAACATCTTGCTGTCGCCGGTCTCTTTATCCTTACCAACCATTGGCACTGATATGCCTACTGACTTGCTACCCTTTTGAACTTGATAGCCAAGATCAGCCCACTGCTTGTAAGTAGCGACTGTCCGGTAGCCTAGCAAGCCAAGCCACAGTGCATTGAGTCCGCGATAGTGCTTGCCGCTCGATGCGTTTGTCGGTCTACCACCAAGTGTCTTAAATGGCATGGTGAAGTCAGATCCAGTCGCTTGGGCGTCTTTGATCATATCGATGATCTGGGCAGTAATAGTTTCTTTGATATCTTTCTTCATGATAATTGCCTCCTCAGGCTTTGATTTTCTGTGACACTGGCGAACCAGTGTTTCGGCTGAGAATCACTCAGCTACTCTTCAGACAGATTGGCGAAGTTAAAAAGCACTGGGTAACCCGACATTGAGTCGCGTGAATCAATCTCAATTGTCAACTCGCCCATTCCGTTGCTTTCAGTATTTCCGTAGGCATCGCCCACAAGGTCGTAATAAATTTGAAGCAATGCGGCTTCATCGGACATACTTGGAAGTTGATATTTAGGTGACCAAGCGTTAAGACCGATTCTGTGTAAATCCACAAATTGTTTAGCTATATCGATTTTTTTCTGTAGCATAATTGCCTCCTCAGGCTAGTTAAATAAACACGATAGAAGCCACCGCGATGGCTTCGACTTGCTTACTCATAGTCATCGAACAAAGGGTCAATAAGTTCAACCGCTTGCTCAAGTAACTTTGCCGCATCTTCAGCATTCCACTGGTAATGCCCACTTAGACTCTGGTCAATACTTGAATCATTTTCTTGCTCAATCCTTAGGTCATCCGCAAAATCTTCAATGCGTGATCTAAGTGCATCAATAGCTAGTGCTAGCTGATAGCCAGTGCTGTTCTGGTCGGGTGTATGTTTCATCTTTAATTTCATGTGTCCCTCCTCAGGGAGTAATTGGTTTTGATATGCCCTACACCGTGCAGGACATACTCAAACCAACTCGTCAGGTTCTACTCACACCGAAGTGTTTTCGCGGGTAGGTTGCCCGCCTGACAGGTTGTTTAAGATTTTCCCCTGTGGTCGCTACCTCGCTCTTCTCCAAGCGTTTCGCGGTTACCACTGGCTACTAGCGTGTCTGAAGGCTCATCGTGCCAGAGTACCCTTCATGCTAGCCCGTACACCTCACTGCACGGATGGGGGCTTCTCATATTTAGCGTGGATGTCTGCCGTCTTCCACGTTTACTGTATGTCTATACAGTGGTTTAAATCATGCTCGTTGAGCAGTTATGCGAGTATAAAACAGGGTATTCTCATTTTGCAAGTCTTTTTTCATTAAGGTACAATTGAAATCATTAAACATGAGCAAATTCAAGGCGTACATTAAGATGAGAACATGGTAAGCGTGGAAGTTTTTGATAAGCGGCTGGATCGAATTGAATCCAAGCTCGACTCTGTGTCACAGACTCTCTCACATCTGGCTAGGATAGATGAGAGACTGACTGGTGGTCACAAGCGAATAGATCGCCATGAGCAGAGACTTGATCAGCTCGAAGATCAGCAACGCACAGTCGAGACTCGGATCGCCGAAACTATGGGCAAGTCAATGATCGTTGAGCGTGGAGCTTGGATAGTGTTTGCCGCTGTAGCTACCGCCATTGCTCAGATTTTTTGAATCGCGGGAAAAAAGAACCCAACACCCCAGTGCCGAATCTTCATAGGGAGATACACAGAGATGATAGAGATTGATAAGACCCTCAAACCTTTGACATTCAGGCAGGAGAGATTCGTCAGTGAGTTCGTGGCTACTGGCAATGCAACAAGATCAGCAGAGACAGCAGGGTATGCTCATCCAAATCATCAGGCGTTCAGGTTGTTGGTGAATATTAGTGTTAAGGCGGCTATTGATGCCGAAAGGAATAGGTTAATGAGTGATTCAGAGACAAAACTCGCGTCCTATGTGGCGCAATTGGAGGCTGAGAGTCGAGATGCGGATCAGTCCGGAACCCGCGTTAGGGCGCTTGAGCTGTTGATCAAGGTGTTGGGCGGTTTTGCACCAGAGAAACAGGAAGTTACAAGCTTTCACGGCTCATTTCTTGCTGATTTAGACCTCGAAGAAGATGAATTGCCAGAGCTTCTTACTGATAACTCTAAGGATATCAGTGACTTGCATTAGTAGAGCTCAACCTCAATAAGGTTGTGCTATCGATACCTAGCGCATCATGCATGTAATAAAAGGCGGTAGGGGGAGGGGTAGAGGTATGGAGCTCCCCGCGCTCGCGCATGCGGTTCCATGTCGGCTATACCACGAAAAATTAGCAAAATATTGAAAATAGGTTTCTAAAAATATACAGAGTAAAAAATATGAATCAGCTTCTTATGACAAAAGATGTAGCAATGGAATATTTATCTTTAGGTGAAGAAGCTTTTGATAAGTTTATAAAGCCACATGTCACAACATTACGATTTGATGGGCTGGTTTTGTACTTATCAGATCAATTAGATGAGGTTGTATACGACTTGATTGATGAGTCACCGGTGGTTAAAGGTTTCCAACTGCACCTCGTTGAATAGGGGGGCGGTAGGTAAAAAACTGTAAACCAAAAAATATACAAAGGTAAATTTTGAAATGGCGACACCAAGAAAAGGCAAGGCAAAAGTTAAAGTCACCGCTAGCGGCAAGAAGGTGTCCTATGGGCAAGCTGGTAAAGCTAAAGATGGTAGCCGTAGGGTGCAAGCTGGAACGTCTAAGGGCGATGCTTATTGCGCTCGTAGTTTAGGCATTAAAAAAGGTTTGTCTGCGAAAAAACGAAACGACCCAAACACCCCTAACAATTTATCACGTAAGCGCTGGAAATGTTCTGGCGCAAAATCTAGGAGATAGTTATGCCATCAGGAGCCGGAACATACGGTAAGAACGTAGGAAGACCCAAGAAAAATCCACGCCCAGCAATTAATGCGCCTATGTCTGATAAGCGATCCAAGGAAGCAATAGCGGCTTTAAATAAACAAAAGAAAGAAAAGAAGAAAACCAAGAAGTCTAAATAGGAGATACAGATGTCACTTTACCAAAACATTGCTAAAAAGAGAGCCAGAATAAAAGGTGGATCTGGTGAAACTATGAGAAAGGCTGGCGAGAAGGGTAGACCCACCGCCAAAAATTTTAAGAACGCGGCTAAGACGGCTAGAAAAAAGTGAGTGATCATAGAGAAACGCTCTACGGTAAGGGCGATTTAAGGCGTCCAAGAGATGAAGATAACTGGTCTAAGGGTTATGACGCTATTAAGTGGGGCTCTCAAAAAGATAATCAGGAGAAAAAAACTGAAGACGATAACGCTGGAGCGGTTTTGCTACCATCCTGAAGGCACTCTGGGTGTCCTTAGATTCGATTCTCAGACGTTTTATTCTATAGAACGTCCATGGAAGAATAACGCCGTAAGTTTCTCCTGCATCCCAGAAGGGACGTATCAGACACGCTGGCGTAAGTCACCTAAGTTTGGTGAGACTTGGGAGATACAGGATGTTCCTAATCGCACCTATATTTTAATTCATGCGGCAAATTATGCGAAAGATGTGCATGGTTGCATTGGGCTTGGAACTTACTTAATGGGCGACAAAATTGCCGTTAGTCAAAGCAGGATAGCTGTAGGCTTGTTTGAGAAGCTTACAAGAGAGACGGAATGGCAACTGGAGATAAAAAATGCTCCATTTGCGGGTCTATAAAGCCCGCCGCTAATTTCTCAGCAACGCAAGCATCCTGTAACTCTTGCAGGGTTAAAGTCGCTAAAGAGAAGGGCAATTTAAGCGTTGATAATTTTTTAAGCTTAAAGTTAAACAGCTTAAGGCATAGGCACCGAAAAAATAAATTTAATGGTAAGCCCGTTACACATGCAGAGCTGAGAGCTTTATATGACAGCCAAGGTGGCTCATGCGCTATATCTGGCTTACCCATGCATGCTACGACTGAAGAGTCTGACCTTTCAGTGAGTGTTGACAGGATTGATAACAGTTTAGGTTATGAGTTAGGTAATGTCAGGCTGGTTTGCAGTCGCCTTAACCTAATGATGTGTAATTTAGATGATGCCCACTTTACTTGGTGGTGCAGAGCGGTGGTAAATCATATTGGAAATTGAACAGATTGCGGCTAAATTTAAGGGAAATCTCCCTTTATATGCCAAAAATGTGCTGAAAATCGTAACAAAAGAGGGCGAATCCGTCCCTTTTGCGCTTAATGCGGCACAGTTATATGTCCATAATCGGCTAGAAAAACAGTTAAAAGAGCAAGGAAATATACGAATGTTGTGCCTAAAAGCGCGACAAACAGGTATTTCTACCTATGTGCAAGGACGAAACTTCTGGAAAGTGACACAAAATCGAAATGCTAACGCATTTGTACTGTCTCACCTTGCAGAATCCACTAACGCAATCTTCAATATGGTGAAGTATTTCTATGACAATGTCCCGCATCCTGCGTTTAAACCGCCTCTCGCTAGTCAGTCGGCGACAACTTTGGTATTTGATGAAATCAATTCAAGATACAGGGTTGGAACCGCAAGGTCTACACAGACAGGGCGGGGACAAACAAACAGATTTGTCCACGGATCAGAAGTTGCCTTCTACCCCCAAGGATCAGACATAGTTGCTGGTCTATTACAGACTGTCGGTGGAAAAAAATCTGAAGTTATTCTTGAAAGCACGGCGAACGGAGCTGGCGGCTGGTTCTACGATCAAGTAATGAAAAGCCTTAGGGGTGAGACTGAGTGGATAACCTGTTTTATTCCTTGGTTCTGGATGCCCGAATATAGAAGGAAGCCCTCGCCGTATTTTGAGGCGACTCCCGAAGAATATAAATTAGCACAACGATACAACTTAGATGACTCACAGCTATGCTTTAGAAGAGCAAAGTTAGATGAGTTAGGCGGCACTGATTTATTTAGTCAGGAATATCCTGCCAATCCTCTTGAAAGCTTTTTAACTTCAGGAAGATGTTTTGTCGAGGACATGCATTTAACGACAGCAGAAAATGACTGCTACACGCCTGACTTCGTAGGCGACATGCTAGGAGGAACTCTATCTGAAAGATCATATGCACCCTACAGAGAATGGTATCCGCCATTAAGTGAAGATAGCTACACCATAGGTGTTGACGTTGCTGAAGGATTATCTTACGGAGATTATTCCTGCGCTCAAGTTTTAGATTCTGAAGGTAGGCAAGTTGCTTGCTGGCATGGACATATAGACCCTTGGGAGTGGGGCAATATCGTATCGCAGATCGGTCAGCGATATAACAATGCTTACGTTGTGGTAGAGAGAAATAACCACGGTCTAACAACCTTGCGCCGACTACAGGAATTGTCTTACCCGAACATGTTTATTGAGCATTCAGTAGATGGAGCTTACACCGATAAAATGACAAAACGAGGAGGTTTCCTTACAACCTCTAAAACCAAGCCTTTAATAATAGATGGACTAGCGGCATTACTTAGACAGGGTCAGAGCGGTATTGCCGATATGGACTTAGTTAGCGAGTTGCGAACCTACATAATAGATGATAAAGGGGCTTTCAATTCTCAGTCAGGATGTTATGATGACAGGGTTATGGCTTACGCTATAGCCCTGCACGGACTTGCATCTATGCCTAGAGTTAGGCATCGCATTATACAAAGGCGATTTAAGACGCTCGATCCCGTGACAGGCTACTAATGATAGAAGAAATTACTGAAGAAAAAAATGATATCTCAGATGGTGTGCAAGATCAAAGCATGCAGAATCTGGGCGCTCGGCTATCTGGTACATTTCAAGAATATAAAGATGCTCGCAAAGAAACAGAAAGCGAGTGGCTCAAAGATCTCCGTCAATACAATGGTCAATATGAACCTGACGTATTAGCCCGACTAAATGAGGCTGGAGCGAGATCAAAAGTATTTGTTGGACTAACTCGAACAAAGGTCATGGCGGCTTACAGTCGTATCATTGATCTATTGTTTCAGCATGGAGATGTTTTCTTTTCCGTTGAGTCCACGCCAGTCCCTGATCTAGATCCAATGCAAGCCATGCAGATGCGCCAGCTTGCTACAGCACAGGTCATGGAAGCATCACAAATGATGGATCCTAACATGAATGAAGATTTGATCATGGCTAGGATGCAAGAACTCGAAGAAGAGTTGAAAAAGGCTGAAAAAAGAGTTGCCGATGACGCGGCTGAATTAATGACCATCGATATTATGGATCAATTGATTGAGACCAACGCAGAGCAAAAACTTAAAGAAAGTATTTTAGAAGCCTGTATTTTCGGTTCTGGCGCGTGTAAAGCAGGAACAGTAAGAATAGATCAAAAACAATCTTACTCAATGATGGCTGATCCAGAGACTGGCGAGCAAGGTTATGCGCTAAGTATTATTGAACAGCCTATGCCTGAGGTGGAGAGTGTATCAATATTCGACCTTTACCCAGACCCGTATTGCACATCACTTGATGATTGTGATGGGTTATTCCGTAGGCATGTGCTAACTCGCCGTCAGTTCAGGGAATTATCTGACTTACCTCAGTTTGATTCTGGAATGATCAAGTATTTGCTAAAAACAAACAGGACAGGTAACCACACTGAAGAAGAGCATGAGCGTACCAGAAGGCGTATTGCTGGTATCAATGAGCATTCTGAATCCAATAGATTCGAGGTTATGGAATATTGGGGATGTGTTGATGGCTATGAATTAAAAGAGCATGGCGTAGAAATACCTGAAGATGCTGATTTGTCAGAAGATTTTAGCGCATGTGTTTGGTTGTGTTCTGGAAAAGTAATAAAGGTAATGCTTAACCCTATAAAAGGTTATGACATTCCTTATCATATATTCCCTTATGAGAGATCTCCTCATCAGTTCTGGGGTACAGGCGTACCTAGAATGATGCGTGATTCGCAAGGCACTATGAATGCCGCAACAAGAATTTGGTTAGATAATCTAGCGATGTCTTCTGCACCAATGGTTGAGGTAAACACTGACTTACTTGCGGCTGGAGAAGATCCTACAGACATACACCCTTGGAGAGTGTTCCTTAGAGAGGGTGGAGATGGTTCTATGCCGATGGTTCGCTGGTATCAGCCGGTAGCTAACGCTAATGGACTTAATCAGATTGTTGACATATTCCGCAAGTTCGCGGATGAAACAACAAGCTTACCTTCATATACACACGGTGAGCAAACGGGTGGTCTTAATAAGACAGCTACAGGAATGTCAATGTTGATGGGTGCGGCTAATGTTGCGCTTAAATCTACGATAAAAAACATTGATGACTTTCTGATGGAGCCAATGATTACTGCATTATTCCACTGGAATATGGAGTTTGGCACAAATCAAAAATCAAAAGGCGATCTGAGGATTGTCGCAAGAGGTAGTACAGCTCTTGTCCAAAAAGAAGTACAAAGCCAGCGCTTATTGCAGTTCCTTTCGCTGGTATCAAACCCCATGGATGCCGGATTGGTGGATCGTAATCAATTACTTCGTGATATTGCACAGAGTATGGATATCGACCCAGATGAAATTGTTAAGTCAGAGGAGCAGTTAGCTCTTGAACAACAACAACAACTCGCGCTCCAAGCTGAAGCTGAACAAAGAGCAATCGCAAGCGGTAATGCGCCTCAAGGAGGGGTCGGAATGGCACCTCCTCAAGGAGCTATTTAAAAACCGTCTTGTTGATGCACAGCGTCACTTAGAAGAAGCAGACGAGAAAAATTTTAGGATTGAGCAAGGCAGACTCAAAGAGTTGCGCTTTTTGCTTAGTCTTGAAACGAGCGCGAGAGCGCATTTAGATAACTCGCGGAACCTTAAAAGGACAACCGCAATTGAATAACGGACATCGAGAAATCGCCCCGTAAGGAAAAAATTATGTCGAGAAATGACCCTGATCGCCTAGAAGCAGAAGCGAAAGAGTTGATGGAGCAAATGCTTCAGCCTAAAGAAGGAAACCCTGAGACCGTTCAATCTCAAGAGGATACTCCAGAAGAGCCTGAAGAGTTGCAACAAGAAGCCCCCGAACCTACGGACACGGCTGAGACTGACGCTGAAGAGGTTGAAGTATCTGAAGAAGTTAGCGGTGAATCTGAAGATATGACATTGGCTTTGCAAAAAGCTGAAAAAGCAATGAAAGGCGCACAGAGCAGAATGACAAAAGCTACGCAAGAAGCGGCTGACTTGAAGCGGCAAAACGCCGACCTAGTCAAAAGCCTAACGGAGCTGAAAGGTCAACTTGTTGAGCAACAGAGAGATGACAGTAAGTTAGCGCAGTTAAGGGAAGACTACCCTGATCTAGCTAACCCACTATTAGATGAGCTGAAGCGAACACAGGATGAGGTTTTAAGTCACAAAGAAGAACTTGCTTTAGAGAAGAAACGCAAAGAAGAAGAGCTGAATCAAAAAGCTGTAGATGCCCATTTTGATCGGATCAGAACAGAACATCCAGATGTTGATGAGTTAATTGAAACATCAGACTGGCTGAACTGGCTAGAAGATCAAGACAGTGCAACTAAAGATTGGATTCAACATGGCTCTTCAAACGATGTGAACTCTGTTCTCTATAAGTTCAAGGGCGACATGGGATTTAAACCACCATCACCGCAAGAGAGGGCGCTAGAGAAAGCAAGGTCGGTTGCAGAACCGAAATTGCCTAAGTCTCGAAAGCCCAAAACGAAAGTCGATACTAGAAGCTGGTCAGTCGAAGATATTAAAAGGATGCCGAATCATGAATTTGAGAAGCATCAGGATGAAATATTAAAGGCAATGAATAGCGGGCAGATTCGGCAATAACTTTTGCATATAGGTAAATAAAATGTCTTTTTCACAATTTAGTACAGGCACTACATCTGAGGTGAATTTCATCCCAGAGGTGTTTTCCAAGCTTTTACAAGCTAAGTTCTACAAGCAGAGCGTACTTCCTGCAATTTCTAACACTGATTATGAGGGCGAAATCTCTGGTCAGGGCGAGAAGGTTGTAATTCGTACAGTTCCTGCTGTAACCATCAATGACTATGCGGGCACGATTACAACTCAAGAGTTGACTACTGCCAAAGTAGAAATGCTAATCGACAAGGCTAAGTACTACAGCTTCAAGGTTGATGACGTATTAGCGGCTCAAGCAGATATTAATTTGCTTGAGAAGGCTTCTGCGGATGCTTCTGAGGGAATGCGTATTGCAGTTGAGACTGATGTATTGGCTAACGCTATCACTGGCGCCACCACTACTGGGGCTCAAACTTCCATTACAGCATCTAACATCTTGACTGAAATACTTGAGCTTTCTACTGCTCTTGACACGCTTAACATTCCAGAAGAGGGGCGTTACATCGTTCTTTCTCCTGAGTTTGTAAGCATGCTCAAGCAGTCTGAGTTACGTCAAGCTTACTTGACTGGTGATGCAACTTCACCGTTGCGTAATGGAAAAGTTGGAATGGTAGATCGTTTTACTGTTTACCAGTCAAACATGCTATTCACTGCTTCCTCTGGCGCTGACTCAGGTTATACACATGTCCTAGCGGGTCATCCTAAGGCTCTTTCTTTCGCTTCACAGTTCACAAATGCTGAAACTGTAAGAATGGAAAGTACTTTTGGTGATCAAGTTCGTGGTTTGAAAGTTTACGGCTCTAAGGTTGTAACTCCAGATGCACTTTGCGTAGGTAAGTGGACTTAATAGTCTGACTTGAATAAGGGAGGGAAACCTCCCTTGTTTTAAATGGTAAAAATTATGACGAAATCTAAAACCAAAAAAGATGAGATATTTGACAAGGCAAATGAAGAGTTTGGAAGAAAGTTAGACCGAAGACTCACCCTAGCCCAGTTAGAAGAACAGTTAAAGCAATTGGAACGGGATCAAAAGAACCCGCCAAAAGAAGCTGAAATTCTTATCCCTAAAAAAGTTCAGAACGTCATAACTGGAAATATTTTCGACTATAACCCGATATTCAAAAGCAATCCTGATTTGCAAGTAATCGAGTGGGAGAACACTGATGGCGACAACTAAAGTTGTAGATATATTAGACCGCGCTAGCATTATCTTGCAGGATAATACGAACGTCCGGTTTCCAAATTTAGAATTATTGAAATTTTTTAATGATGCTCAACGAGAAGTTGTGCTTCATAGACCAGATGCCAAGATGGTAAACACCACCTTAGATCTGGCAACAGGCAGTAAACAAACGCTACCAAGTAGCGCTTTACGTTTAATCGATGTAGTGCGTAATGTTGGCGGAAGGGCAATAACTCAAGTGGACAGAAGAATACTTGATGAGACGCTTCCTAACTGGCATGAAACAACTGCTGGAACGAATAAGATTGAGCATTACATTTACGATCCAGCAGATCCTAAGAACTTTTATGTTTTTCCTAAAGGGACTTCCGGAACTCACTCTTTAGAAATAATCTATAGCGCATCTACTTCAGATATAGCTATCAGCAACTTCTCTAGTGATACGACAGTTATATCTATAGACGATGTTTATTCAAACTGTTTATTAGATTATGTGTTGTATCGGTCATATCAGAAAGATTCTGAATTTGCTGGTAACGCGCAAAGAGCAATGATGCATTACCAAAGCTTTGCAAATGCACTTGGCATTAAAACCCAAGCTGATAGTGCAGTGACTCCAATCCCAGCATAGGTGATCAATAGTGAAATATTCTGATTTTTCTCCGTTTATAAGACCTGAAGTACAGGGTTGCCCTGATTTTCTTTTAGAGAGGTCTGTGCGTGATTCTGCTATAGACTTTTGTCAAAGAACTGATGTTTTTGTTGCAGAGCCTGAGTTTGTCACAATTGTAAAAGGTGTAAACGAATACGCTGTTTCTATACCAAGTGGAACTGAGTTAAATCATATTTTAGATATTTTTAACGACAAACAACCGTTAAAGCCTATAAGTTACGCAAAACTTTTGTCTAGACTTGGGGATGAAAACACTACTGGAACACCAAAGTATTATGCCCAAAGAGATAATACTGATTTTTATGTTGCTCCAATTCCCGCTGACAGTAACTCCTTTAGAGTTTTATTTTCATTAAAGCCATCATCATCCAGTTCCAGCATTCCAGATACTGTCGGAAAGGAATACCGAGAGGCAATATCGCACGGAGCTTTGTTTAGGCTTCAGATGATGACCGGACAACCCTTTGGAAATCCAGCGATGGCTGGGGCAAATAGGGACTTATTCGAAAAGGCTGTGGGAAGAACAATACGTCAAGTGAAGTATGGATTCTCAGGCGGATCTCTCACTTGCAAACCGAGGGCATTTATCTAATGGCATACTCAGAAACATTAAACTTAGTTGCGGGAGATACTCTTCCTGAGCTAACAATAACACTAAAAGATAGCAATACAGCGGCTTCCGGTCTCACGCTAGACCCTGATGATAGTGCAACATGGGCTCCTATAAATGTAACGGGAGCAACTGTGAGAATGCGTATTAGAGAGCTTGGCAGTACAGTTATTGCTAGTACATTAACATGCAGTATTTCTGATGGAGCTAACGGTATTGTTGTAACTGATTTTCCGTCAGGAACTCTATCATCAGCAGGAACCTTTGAGGCAGAAATAGAAATTACGTTTTCTTCAGGTGGGGTTCAGACGGTGTTTGATTTACTTAAGCTCAAAGTAAGAAGCGACTTTGATTAATGGCAAGCAAGGCGCTTTTAGAGCTTGCAAAAGCTAATGCAGAAATAACTCACCAGCTTATAAAAAGCGGTATAAGTTATCAGTACTTAAAAAGTGACATTACATTTCAGGACTTAAAGGCAATAGATGTTGCCCTAGATCCTGACACAAAGAACAGATACTTCAGGAATGAGTTTTTCACTCTAACTGACAGTGTTGCCTTAGACTATCAAAAATCTTTAGGGGACAGTGTTGTTGTATCTGATCTTGCGGTTTTAGATGTAACTAAGACCTTGTCAGACTCCACAAATATGTCTGATAATTTTAGCTTTGCAATGCAATTTAATAGAGACTTTTCTGATGCAGTAAACATGTCAGATTCGTTTAGTTTTACCTTAATATCAGGGAGCTTGTCTGTCCTCAATGCATCTGCGTTGAACGAGTTCACTTTAAATAGCTAGGAGATTTAGATGATTAATGAAACTTTAAAACTGACAGGCTTCGTGACTATTCATGTTAATGGAGAAGTGGTTCAAGAAATACCTAATTTAGTGGTGGCTACAGGTAAGAATTTTGTAGCGTCAAGAATGGTTGGAGCTAGCGCAAATGTTATGTCGCACATGGCAGTAGGAACTGATAGTACAGCTCCTTCATCTGCAAATACAGCACTGGGAACTGAGGTTGCAAGGGTTGCTTTAAGCGGTTCATCTGTAACGGATAATGTGGTAAATTATAGTGCTACATTTCCTGCTGGAACAGGGACTGCCAATCTTGTTGAAGCTGGAATATTCTCAGCTTCAAGTGGTGGCACATTACTTTGCAGAGTAAATTTCAGTCAGGTTTCAAAGGCTAGCGCAGATATAATGACCATAAGCTGGTCGGTTACTGCTAGCTAAATAAAAGAACACTAATTTGCACGGATACGCCTTACAACTAGTAATTGTATAAAGGCTATCCTATGTCCATAAAATTTGCTAACAGCGCCGTAACAGTCCTAACATCTGATTTAAGCACATCTGCTACTCAAATATCAGTACAGGATGGATCAGTATTTCCGTCACTATCTTCAGATGAATATTGCTTTGTTACCTTGGCTACTAGCGCAACACCTCCAGCATTAGAAGTCGTTAAAGTTACCAATATAAGTAGTAATACTCTTACAGTAATAAGGGCTCAAGACAATACCTCTGCCACTGCGTTTTTAACAGGAGATAAGTGCGAGTTAAGATTAAGTGCCGCTACTTTAAATGAGTTTGTTCAGACTGGTGGTCAAACTGGTATTTTTGGAGACATGGTATTTAATGATGATATTAAAGCATCATTTGGTACAGGTGCAGATCTTTCTGTAAGCAGTAACGGAACCTCATCTAAGATAGAAGATAGTAGCAATTTTTTATATATCGAAGGCGAAAACATTATCCTTCGCAACAACGCTGGTACTGAAGATTATGCAAAATTCTTCGGTAATGGTGCGGTAAGATTATACTCAGATAATCAGCTTCGGTTGAGTACATCCTCTACTGGGGTCACGGTGAGTGGGATTTTAAGCGCAACTGGTGGAAATTCGACTAACTGGAATTCTTCATACACTTACAGCCAGTTAGGTCATTTACCATTAGCGGGCGGATCTTTGACGGGTGCATTGCTAACTAATTCTACGGTTGATGGGCGTAATGTATCTGTCGATGGCACAAAGTTAGACGGTATAGAGTCTGGTGCAACTGGTGATCAAACAGCGGCAGAGATTAAAACTTTGGTTGGTAACGCAACCGATTCTAATGTCTTTACGGATGCTGATCACACAAAGTTAGACGGCATTGAAGCTGGCGCTACTGCTGATCAAACTGCGTCAGAAATTAAATCTGCTTATGAAAGTAATGCAGACACCAATTCATTTACCGATGCTGATCACACAAAGTTAGATGGTATAGAGGCGGGTGCTACAGCAGATCAAACTGCATCGCAAATTAAATCTGCTTATGAAAGTAATGCAGATACCAATGCTTTTACTAACGCGGATCATACTAAATTAGACGGCATAGCCGCTAATGCTAACAATTATGTCCTGCCTTCCGGTTACGCGACAGAGACTTATGTAAATACTCAGGTAACTAATCTGGTTGACTCTTCACCGGCGACTTTAAATACATTAAATGAACTAGCCGCCGCACTCGGAGATGACCCGAACTTTGCTACAACTACAGCTACCGCCATCGGCACCAAGCTACCCCTATCTGGCGGCACACTCACAGGCAACCTATCACTTGGCGATAACGTCAAGCTACAGCTAGGCAATCAGACCAATGGTGACTTACAGATTTATCATGATGGTACACATTCCTATG